ATCAAGATGACCGCGCCGATAACGACAAAGGTCGTCACCTGGAAAGAAGGATTCGAAACGATAGAGTACAAGCTCTCCGATGAGGTGAACATTGAAGAGCTTGAAGAGACCGCCGGCCTTTTGTCGGTGAACATGGAGGGTGAATAATGAACATCATCACAGGATATAGAGGGGAGCCACACATTACAGGTCAGCAGGACAGGGACATCAATATGTCAATATTCGGACCGGGGCTCCACATTATGGACGTCGGTTCGAATCTGGCGGCGACGATCGTCTCCGCGAACGAGATCAATATCGCAGATGGTCTTCTGATGGCAGATGGATGCGCTGCGGAGGTGGCCAGAGGAACGACCGAATCGATGGCGCTTGAGAATGGGGCTCAGGGAATGCAGAGAATCGACCTCATTGTCGCCAGATACACGATGGTAGCAGGAACGGGCGTGGAAGACATGGAACTGGCCGTGATCACAGGAACACCTGCGGCAAGCTCACCAGCTGTGCCGGCGTATACCTCCGGATCCATCGCGGGCGGGGACACACTCGTAGAATTTCCCCTCTATCGTGTCAACATCAACGGTATTACCGTCGAATCCGTGACGCGGATCCCCAGCCTGGTCTCCATGGCCAAGTCGTCCGACGTGTCCACGCTGACAAACAAAGTTAATAACCTTGTGACGCAGATGGGATCCGGTACGCTTGGCACAGCGGCCAAAAATGTGATCGGGGCAATTAATGAGCTGCTGACAAAGGTTAACACCAATGTGAATAACATAAGCTCGGCGGTATCAAGGATTGCAGCGCTTGAAAGCGCACGCGGCGATATACAGGTAAATTTCCATAGTGTGGCGGCAGGTGGGAATTTTTATCGAGCGATTTCTAAGGTATCAACCTTTGTTGTTATCATCCAAACATGGACGAGACAGGCTAATGACCAAGGAATGTATCTTGTGTCAATGGCGGATGCGGGCGGTGTTGTCGTACCTGTTAAGACCGCGTCTAATATGACAGTGAAAATTACTGAGACTGCGTCGAGCGCGACTGGGTTCGTTCTGCACATAAGAAATGGTAGCGGTGCGACCGCAAGAGTGACCGTAATCAAGACCACTGGCACACGCTTATCGTAAAGGAAGGTGATGGAATATGGCACTGCAAAACATTGAAGCTAATATTACGCTCGACCTTTATAACCACGACACGACACACACAACAATCAAAGCGATCCAGCTTGACAGTGAAACGCGATATGTTGCCGCCAGGCTTCAGAACATGGGCACACCGTACGATGTGGATTCTGGGGCTACGGTTCAGCTTACCGTGATACGTCCGGACAAGGTTGGCGTGCAGATCTCCGGCACAACATTTACATATGGCGATGAGGGTGCACAGTTCCTCGGCCCTTATGCCGAGTTGACGCTGGTAGCACTCGCCGTCTCCGGCAAGCTGCTCGGTCAGTTCAAGATCACTTCAGGGACACAGATCCTGAGGACCGAGATCTTTATGATCAGCGCGGGCGTGGCCTTGGACGCATCCACGGACGAATGGGCGGGCGAGTATGACGGCTACAATCTGGACGAGCTGGTGGAAAAGGTCGACGCAGCGGTCGAAAAAGTCGACGGCATGGAGGCTGATGTAACTGAGTTAAAGAGCGGTTTAAGTGACTTGGAATTGCGGGTAGAAATCCTTGAAAAGGGTGGCGGCGGAGAAACGTGGACGAACGCAGATGAGGTGAATTATTAATGGCACACGTATTAATTACAGAGCAGTATCTTACAGATATAGCAGATGCTATTAGGTCAAAATTGGGCGTATCCGATACATATCTACCAAGCGAGATGTCTGGTGCTATCGAATCAATATCAGGTGGGTCTGCTTCCGAGTTGGTGGATAATCCCGAATACTTTTATTCCGAATGTGTGGACACGGCAAGAAAAATTGATGCTCTTCGGAACAACCACACGTTTGTGATGTACTTTATCACAGACTCCCATGTGTATACGTCAAACAACAATCTCCAGTATTTGGACGTTCAGCTGGCAAGTATGAATGCCGTGGCTAAGATGATTAAGCCAGACCTTGTTGTGCATGGCGGTGACATGACTAACGGTTCAGAAGCAAAGGCAACGACTATCGCTTACACAGACCATATCGTCAAGTGTATGCGTGAAATCGGTGGAAATAATGCTCATATCCTTATCGGCAATCACGATGGGAATACAGTTCAGCCGACAGGCAGAGATAATGAAACTGAGCGCATTACCGAGGCTGAGATGCTTACCATGTATCGCTCATGGGATGACGGATTTACATATGCAGGGTCAAACTATCAAGGGGGCAACTTCTACGGATACAAAGACTACAGCGACATTGGCTTGCGTGTAATCCGTCTGCACTCATACATAGAAGACATTGGAAATCCGAGTGCTACAGGCGGCATGGGCGGCAACTGGGGATATTATGCGGACGAACTGACATGGTTTACGAATGTTGCTCTGAATACAGACAATGCTATTCTGATAATCTGCCACCAGACACTATCACCTGTTCTGCAAGGCTATCCCGAATCACAGGACATTCCACACAGGGGTACAAGTTTCCAACAGGCGATTGATTCATGGTTAAATGCAAACAGCAATCACAGATGTGTGGGAGTTGTTCATGGGCATATTCACTGGGACTATGCGGCGAAAGGGAAAGGGACTTTTTCTGTTATCGACCATAGCACCAAAAATGTAATCAGTAGAACAGGGTCGTATGGGGACTTTTACGAATATGCACAATGCTTCTGTAATTATATGCCTAGCTTCGGCACGGTAGACAGCATACCCACATCATCATACAGAGATGTTCCTGCGGATGCGATATTCCGTGGAAGGACGGCACATACTGCATCACAGGGGTTGTGGACGGCGGTCATTGTGGATACGCAAGCAGAGACAATTAATTTTATTCGCTTTGGTGCGGGCGATGACAGAGTGTTTGGATATGGCACAGCCGTCTATCACAGCGTAACTGCAACTCTCACAGGCGTAACACTGAGCAACGCACAGACATCCGTTGAGGATGGAGAATCTTACACGGCTACGGTGACACCGAACAGCGGTTATACGATTGACAGCGTTACGGTCACTATGGGTGGTACGGACATTACATCTACCGCATATAACAATGGAGTCATCACTATCGCAAGTGTGACAGGCAACGTAAGCATTACGGCTACGGCAAGTAAGCCGAAAGTAAACGTTCTTCCTACTGCGCTTGACACAGACCTGTCCTCTATCTATCCTACGGTATCCCACAGCAGTTTAACGACCGAAGGATATGCAAGCGGATATAGATTGGGTTCTGGTGGTACGGAATCGGCGGCGAGCGGGAAATTCGTTACTGGTTTTATTCCTGTCAGGCAGGGTAATACGGTCACGCTCGAAGGCATCAGTGTCAACGCAACGACAAATGATAATGACTATATAGCCTTCTACGATTCTAGCAAGACAAAGCTGTTTTCTCGATACGGATATGCTTGGATAGCACAGACGGGATCAGTCCTTGCGCCGCATACTGAGTCTGATGGAGTAATTACATCCTTCACGCTGACAGGCGGAACTCACGCTGGGACATCTTATGATTTCTCAAATGTTGCTTATATGAGATTATCAGCAGGTAACATTGGTAGCAACTCTGCGATTTATGTTGAGTGAGGTGATTGCTTATGATTGACTGTATTGTAAGAGGAACAACCCCATCGCTGATTGTAGACTTCAGCGGAGTCACGGCCTTCACCGTCTCCGACATTACAGCGGTGGCACTGACCGTCAAGCAGAGGACAAAAGAAGACGTGTACGGTCTGGAAGATATGGAAGTGGGCGATTCCTCATTGGCTTATCACTGGACGCAAGAGGAAACTCTTGCCATGAGAGCCGGGGAAACAATTAGGGTGGACATGCACGTTACTGCCAATGGAGAGAGGTACAAGATTCTGGGCGTTCCTAGTACCTTAAGAGTCGAGACTACCCTGTATAACGAGGTACTGTGATGGCAAAGGATATACGAGTCAATGCACAGTTACAACAAAATACTATCCGTGCAAACGCATCCGTGACAGGGACAATGGGAGCGTCAGCAACACTGGGGCAGACAGTGATTATTAACGGCACGACCAACTATGAACGCCTGCGGAATCTGCCGTCTATTGAGGGTGTAACGCTAATAGGAAACATGACATTTCCACAGTTGAACATGTCAAAGCTGACTAATTCGGAAATCGAAGCATTGCTTCAGTAAGGAGACGATATGGGGAAATATCTAGACAATGACGGACTGCTGTACCTCTGGCAAAAGATAAAGAACGTCTTTGCTACAAAGGACGCACTTAATGATAAGGTGGATAAAGAGACAGGATACGGTTTGGCATCCGTTGCTAACGCAACTGGCACTATTTATTCGGAGATTGGACTGACTGGAGATGATTTCAGCGAAGTTAGCGTGCACAAAGACGGCACTACAAGTAAAAGAAAAATGCTGAATGAAGTTGGCGTTGGAACATTAATGACGCTGACAAATACAGCTATGTCGCAAAAAGCAGATGCGAATTCTGTTTATACCAAGAGCGAAGTCTATACCAAAACGGAAATGGACACCGCAATGAACGGAGCACTTACCACTGTACAGGGCATGATTAGTTCCGCAGTCACTAATATGTACAAGTACAAAGGTTCTGTAGCTACAGTATCCGCTCTTCCGTCTTCTGATAACACTACTGGTGACGTTTATAACGTCGAAGCAACAGGAATGAACTATGCATGGAATGGAACAGCGTGGGATGCTCTGGGCGAAATATTCGCGATTACATCTATTTCTAACAGCGACATTGACACCATCGTAGCTTCATAAGGAGGTGCCGCATGAGCAACTTCTTAGACAATAACGGCTTGCTCTACTTTTGGCAGAGTATAAAGAGCAAATTCTTACGAGGGAACGCAGGGGGCGTATTCTACGGCACATCTTCGACCGCCGCAGGAACAGTGGCTAAGGTGGTAGAATGCGCTGACTTCACGGCTGATAACTTGAAGGCAGGCACGATCATAATCGTCACCTTCACGGCAACGAACAGCGGTGCGGTGGCGAACCTCACGATGAACGTGAACGGTACGGGCGCGAAGCACATCAAGTACATCAACAACGGCACACTTGGAAACCTTTCTTCCGCAGGATATCTCAAAGCGAACACAGAGTATCCGTTCTACTACGATGGTGCGAATTGGGTCGTGTGGATGAATGTCAACTCAACATATTCGGCCTTGAGTGAAGCAGATATGCACACAGGTACGGCAACGACAGGCAGACTCATAACCGCACAAAGGTTGAAACAAGCGGTGGAATACTATGCAGATAAATTGCCGACCGTCACTGCCTCTGATGAGGGTAAATTTCTGAGGGTAGATTCCACTGGAACATGGAATGCAGAAACCGTACCAGACGCAGACAGTAAGGCTTACTAATTTTTAAGTAACTGAGTTAAAGCACCATTTTACTCAGAAGTGAAAGCAGAACATTATTGAAAATGTAAAAGAATTGTCATAAAATAGAAATACATCGAAACAAAAAAACGGGAGCCGCGCCCGACTACCAATCAGAAACGCGACTCCCTACCCGAAGGT